CCTACCGAAATTCCGTGCGTACCGTCGCCGCTACGGTTGCACCGCTAGCGCAACACAATGCCACGCAAAGCCACAGAACAGCCTAAAATGCACGAAATCACGTTGCAATGCATCTCAGCACGTTCTGCGGCGTTTCTGTGCGTTCTAGGCACCCGCCATGCCGGCAATGGTGTCCCACTCATCGGCAACCACGATCAACTCATCGCCGCACCATACGCCCGGTAGCGGGGCGCCATCGCCATCCGTCACCGGTACACACAATACGGCGCGCTGGTTGCTGCCCTCCATCGCGGCGTCATCAGCACACAACCGAGCGTGCTCCACGTCCATTGCCTCACTCCATAGCGCCTCGGCAATCAGGCTGGCTTTGGTGCTGTCAGCCCGTGCGAGTTGGCGGGCTAGGGCGGTAATGCCGTCGCCGTCTAGCTGTGCTATCTGCCGTGCTAGTGTAGACGGTAGCAGCGCCAGCAGTTCATCAATCAGCCGTTCGCGCCACTCTGCGCTGTGCTGCGCCGTCAACGCAGCGGCCACATCGGCGGGGATGGCGTCATCGTGTCCCCGACAAATGTCGTCAGGCAGATTGCATTTCTCACACCATGTTTGTGGCTGCGCATCAATCGCGGCCACCTCTGCGGCAATGTGCGCCACACCACAGAGACGCACCCACCGCAACGGGGTGTGCGCACCAATCGCGGCCACCTCTGCGGCAATGTGCGCCTGCATAAAATCGGAGTGCTGCGCTTTCGGCTCCGTTACGTGCGGGTACACCGTCACGCCGTGTTTGATCGCTTCCTCTGCGGTCATCGTTTCCAGTAGTGCCATGTTCGCCCCTTTCTCATCGTGAATATAGCGGCCAATCAGTGTAGCCGATATAGAAAACCGTTGGTAGTTCATCGTAACGCCCACATCGTAACCGCCAACGCGTTTGGCTGCGCTGTGCCTTGCGCCGACTACGAACGAGTGATGATCGTGTTGCACGATGACGGCGACAGTCAGCGCAAAAGCAAAGAATCGGTTTCATCGGCGCCCCCATTCGCTATAAAAGTTATAGTGCTATTTCGCCAGCATCTCCATCGTTACCTGTGCTGCGTGCGTGCTGGCGCTCAGCATCAGTTCCAGTTCGGCAATGCGCTGCGCACGCACCGCAGACGTGTGTATCTCACTTTTTAGCATTGCCTCAACAAATTCAATCTCACGGCGTAGTGCCCGGTTTTCGGTCAGGCACTCCTGCACAGTCAGCGCCGCGTCGGCTATGGTGGCGTCGGCGGTGGCCAGCTGCTTGCGGAGTTGTTCGTTGGCAGCGGTGAGGACAGCGATGGTAGTTGGTTGTGTCATGGCTTCCCCTTTCTGTGCTAGCTGTCAATGGTAGGTTAACGATGCGTCGCCGGCCTACCATTGACACAATTAGGCCACCTCTAGATCAAACAAAGTCAAGGCGCCACGCTCCGATACAGCGTTGTCAAGGTTGCGGATCATCTGCCGGTAGTAGCTAGACTTGAGTTCAGAAAGAACAGCTTTGCGGCCATGCTTGATTGCCACATAGCCAGTTGATCCGATGCCGCCAAATGGATCGTGTACAATCTCGCCTGGAGCGCTATGCAGCAACACAAGCCGCTCAATCACCCCCAGTTGCAACGCACATAGGTGCTTTTCGTCCTGTACATCCTTGGCTGTGATAGTTGACAGCGTGTCAGTCTCACGAATGCCAATGCCATCAGAGCAAGTGGCGCCAGCAGTCAAACCATTGTTCGATGTGCCTGGTAGATAATCCTGGCCATACCAGACTGGCCGTGCCCACAATATCCACTGCTCGGCCGTCACCCATCCATCCGCATCACCATATTTTTTGTTAGCGGCGCCGGCTTTGATGGGCAGTGGGTTATCTCCTGGCTTGCGGAAATGCAGCACAAAATCACTCATGGCGCTGTGCATCCGGGCGCTATCGTTGACAAGGCTTTTGAATGCCAGCCCAGCGTCACGAGTGCGGATGCTCTTGATTTGCGGATTTTTATCGATGGTGATCTCACCGTAGTAGTCGAAACCAACTTCCTCCATCATGGCGATAGCTGGACCACGCAGATCCTTGAGTCCGATGTAGCCATCACGCAATTTCTGCGCAACGCCTTGCGTTAGATGGACAAACACCGACCGCCCTGGGACCATGCACCGCAACTGTTCGATTGCCATAAAGCGGCACTGCTCAAGCATTTCTTCGATGCTGGTCACATTGCCCATGTCGTATTTAGAATCGCTGTATACCCACATCCCCGGAAATGGCCACGAGCTAACCGAACAGTGCAGCGAGTTATCAGGCAAACCACGCAGCACATGCACGCAGTCACCATGATAGGCGGCGTAATCGTTGGCAATCTTTTGGTCAATAACTTTCATAGTATGTTCCTAATCCATCAATCTTTTGGTCAATAACTTTCATAGTATGTTCCTAATCCATGTGGGTTGATCCATGGCTTGATCGCCTACATCGGCGCCTATCGTCACATCTAGCATGCCAACGAATGGTATCGCATCAAAGTCGATGTAGACTGGCAAGCGCCAATCCGGTGTAGACGTTGGCTTCAACCATGCCGGTACTTTGACGGTCTTGGTTGCTGTTAGCGCTGAATCTTTACGGCGTCCGGCTTTCAGATCGGTATACACTGTGACATGCTTAATTAGCTGGTCATACATCTTATCATGATCTGTCCACTTGCGCTTGATGTTCTGGACAACAGCGCCATCGGCGGATGACACGACCACGTAGACATTGACAATATGCTGCTGACCAAACCGATCCTGGCGAGCGATAGCCTGCAAATACTGTTCAAAGCTATTGCCCAGCCCGCAAAATACCATGTTGTGACTATGCTGGAGATTAAGACCAAAACCCCACATCGATGGTTTGGAAACAACGACTCGGTATTTTCCACTCTTAAAGCCAATCATGGCGTCGATCTTGTGTTCTGGTGAGTCGCTACCCGTTACCTCTACCGCATCGGGGATAGCCTTTGCTAGTGCTTCGCTTTCTGGATTCAGCTCACACCATACGAGCCACTGCTCGTTGCTGGCGTTCACAATGTCCGCCGTGGCCTTCACCCGCTGTTCCATCGTGGCGTTACGGGCTTTTCGCTGTTCGTTGATACCGATGGCTTCCACGGCTACTAACATACCGGCATCAATCGGGCTATCTAGGTCAATGGTAATCTGATGATAGTTGACCGGCGGTCGGATAAAGCCATCATCGCTATAGCCAAGGTCAGACGGGCGGCGTAGCGCTACAGCCCAGCTTGCCAGCCATTGATAATACTTATCGACGGCGTTCATCTTCAGGCGCATTTTGTTGCTGCTGTTGCCGTCTTGCACGAAAAACAGCGCTTTGGCCTCCTGTTCTCGCATGATGCCGAGGAACTCGGCGTGGTACAGAATTTCGTCCATATCGTTGGGAGCGGGGGTCGCTGTGGCCGCAAGTCGATATGGGATGACGGAAGCAAACTCGGTAAGCGATCTGGCCGTCTTGCCAAATGATCCAGCTTTCAAAATGCTGGATTCGTCTGCAATCAGCGTGCCAAAATCCTCTGGACTAAACTTGTGCAGGATTTCATAATTGGCTACGTTGATACCGTTGCGCACATCATCACGACTGCGACATATATTGATGTTGTATCCAAACTCCGGCGCCTCAATTGACATCTGTTCGGCCACAGCTAGAGGCGCCAATATCAGGGCCGGCATATCAGTGTAGGCGCTCGTGTGCTTGGCGAATTCCCATTCCTGGATTGACTTACCCAGTCCAGGCGACTCAAACAGTGCCGCCTTGCCACGGCGCAAGGCCCAGCGCACAATATCAGCCTGATAGGGAAATAGCCTTGGATTCAGATCGCCAACATCAAAACCGCTCGGCTTGGCTTCAATAATTTTACCTGCCACGTAATCATCATAATCAAACACGGTCCAAATTCCTTTCTTGCCATCAATTTGCCGTCGTGCTAAAATGACGGCTGCTGTTGTATTACCAGTTGGCGGCTTGTGTTCGTAGCACGGCCGCCAACGCCCTCACCACCCACTCTTGGGCATCGCCCACACTGCCAGCCCTACCGCCGTCGCCCAACCGGCCAGCGCCGCAACCCAGCCTAACCAGGCAAGGCGGCGCCACTCAGCGCACCGACGGCGACAGTCGGACAACAGTTGCTGATTGATATTGTTCACCCTGTCACCTCCTCAATCCTCAGCGCCGGCCAGCACAGCCGCCGGGCGTTTTCATCATGTAGCACACATAGCACGACACCGGTCGTACTTGGCACAGACATTTTGCGAAAGATATGCCCCAGATGCGTGTCTATCGTGCGCTTGTCCACCCCGAACTGCTGCGCTAACTCGATACGCGTCAGGCTGCCACTGCACACGGCCTGCACGACGCGCCATTCGGTCTGCGTCAACATCCACGGCAGGCGTATGGTAGCACGCCGAGGGCCAGCGTTGACGTGGCGCCCCTCCTTGACAGGTTGTGTCATCGTCCCGCCTCCGTCGTCATTTTGCGAATCACTTCCGTCAGCCGGCACACCTCGGCGCCCAGCCGCAACCATTCCGCCGACAGCCACACGTGCTGCCGCTTCTGCGCCCGCAGTTCGTCAACCTGCGCAAATAGCGCCGCCGTTGCTGGCGTGGGGCGAATGCGGCCGGCACATGGGGGATAGTCTATACCGTCCATACCCACCCCCACCGCAATATCACCTCGCCACGTTCCCACGCCGCCTGGTGCGCCAGTGCCAATCGGGGGTCACGCACTAGCAGCACGTCAATCAGCCGTAACCGCTGCTGTTGCGTGCTCAGCAAATTGACGACCGTGCGCACGTCGTCATTGTCCGTCAGTCCATCAGATAGCCATTGCCGGAGTTCTTCAATGTTCGCTGCAATGCGGCGCCGGCATGTTAGCCAGTCCGCCATAATTGATTAGTCCTTAGTCAATAATTTCCAAGCCGCTGCAACTACTGCCGACACTTGCCCGTTGCCTAACGCCTTAAGCCGGTCAACTCGGTTGGTGATGCCCTTGGCTACCCGTGGTATATCCGGTTCGTTGGGCCACCATGTGCCGTTGGTTACTGCGTCAAGCCACTGGGCGAAGGTTTCAGCCGGTAGCGGTTCAAGCGAAGTAAAACCGATAGGCCAGCCCATCAACCACTCTACCCAGTCGGGATTGAGTTGGCCGCCGCCGGACATTGCCGCAATCTGCTCAGGCAGGTTGGGTGAGTAGCCACGATCAGCGGCTTTTGTCATTGCGTCGGCCGACACAGCACCTTTGTAGTCTGTTGCCCGTGGTGTCGGGTACATATTCACCGCTTCTGCCAGCCCCTTTTGCCCATTGTGGTTGTTCGACTTGCGTCCAGGGTGCTCGGCTTCCGATGCTCTTGGCGTGGGCCATTGCTTCACCGCTGTGCGCAAGTTCAGCCCGCCATCACGGCCACTATTGCCGGGGCCGCCTGTATCGGTCACGACGGTTGGTGTCGGCCACACCTGCGCTTTTACAGCCTGAGCCAATGTCAAGCCGAAACCATTCCCGTTGCCGTGCTTTTCTTTCATCCGTTCACGGCGCTCCATCATCGCGCCCACATCGGCAATGTCAAACG